GACTTATGTACTGTTGGAGTTGCTGGAGCAGTACAAACACAAATTCTCGGTATATCATCCGGGGAAACTTATCGTGACCAAAACTGTGAAAGATTGAAAATTTCCAAGACGCTCTATGATATGGGTATGAAAGTTGCGGCAGTATCAACTATGTGTCAAGATGAAAAAGTCTTTGATGCAATGATGATGGCTGGAACACCTTGCCCATATGAAGGTAAGATTGGTGCAGAAGCCAAAATTGGTTGGGAATCACATGAAGAAACCCTTAGAGTAAAACACGGTGCAGAGGAGAAAGTGGATGTTAAGAAGAGTGCTACTTTCGGCGGTCTTAGCCTTCTATCCTTACTACTGTTACTCTGAGAGCATTGTTCCTTATTTTGGAGTTACTCCTAATGCTGCCCTTGGTGGCCACTCTTGGAATATGGATAACGTATTCCCTGAGCCACCAGGCCTTGAAGTGAATGGTGTATTCTATAGTTATACACCGGACAAATTAGCAGAAGATGAATTTCACGTAACAGTGGGAAACAAAGGCGTATGGTCTGATACAGAGGATTGGACAGGCGCTCCAGGTGGCATTGAAGTAAGAAAAGTTATCGAACTACCTAATGTACCAAGAGAAGCGTGGGGAGATGGATATATTACAACTGAGGGAAATGGTGTTATTAACGACCCAACTGTTATCTATTCTTACAAAGTTGATCCTTGTTTTGATCCTCAGTTTGATCCTAACTGCCCTGGCTATGTTGTTCCTCTACCTGTTATAGTAGAAATTGATTTAGATTCCATATATGATGCAACAGAAGATGAATTTGTAGATCTTGATGATGAAAATAAATTGCCTTCAGATGAGGAAATAGAAGAATCAAACCAAGAAGAAATTGATGATACTGAGGAAGCAGACAGAAGAAAATATAGGGAACAAAGAGCTGAGGAACTTATAGGTATTGTAGCAGTTGCAACAGAAAATCAAAGAATTTTAGCAATGAATAATATTACACAGCAGGCCGTAAATGTCCAGTATGTTTCTGCCACCATTCCAGGTGGTTCATATTCAGATAATGTAATTTTGATTGATAAGAAAATAGATGATAATAAACAAGGGCTCAGAAATGGGTTAGCACAACAGTTATTGCATGAACAAATGGTAGGAATGCAATATCAACAATAGGAGAGAGGAATGAAAAAAATCCTTGCATTTTTGGCAATCAGTATGACTGCCAGTTATGCACTTGCTGACGCGCCAATTACTGGCAATGTTCAGTCTAGGTGCGTAATAACAACCGACACACCTGGTGTGTATGGAAACCCGAACGCGTATACATTGACAACAAGTCCATCAGATGGTGGTGTTTTACCTATCATCAGATTTGATGTCACACTGGCGGATGCATATTATGCACAAGTTACAACACCAACCGAATTTGAATCCAGTCCATCACTATCAGACACAGTGACCTGGACAGGTACAACTACGGTAAGTTCTGTATCAGACGCAACTAATATGGCCGATTACGAAACCAATAAGACTTCCTTCGGAGCCACAACTCAGTATGACCTAACGGCTACTGGTTCAACGTGGTTCAAGTCAACATCGGTTGCTACATATGGAGGCAATAAGGCGCTTCCCGGTGGTCAATACTCAGCAGTGGTGGAAGCTAAGTGTATCGCTCAATAGTAATATCACTTCTTTTTATGTTAGTATCTTTTTCTAGTTATTCGCATGAGATGACCCCTACATATCCGAAGTTTAAATCTTCGTATATGGAAGGGCTTCTTGTGACTCAGATGGAGATATTTAATAAAAGGAATGATGTCAATTATTATGAGATTGGGGTATTTGATAATGATTTCAAACCAATACCCTTTGTGTCATCCTATACAGTATATGAGGTTGACTACTTGAAAAATGTAAAATTTGATGTCTATATTAGACAAAGGGATGAACCGACTGTGGTATATATCTGCTCTCGTTCGAGGGTGCTTGAGCAGAAAGTATCTTCCACATCGGTTACATCCACCGTTTGTTCTAAGATTAAAAGGAAATAGAATGAAGAGATTCGTTTTCCTGGTTTTACTCTTATTCTCTTCTTCGGCATATGCTGACACTAGTTCACTGAACCTACAGCTACCTAATTCAAGTGGCACACATTCATCTGATAAATTTAAATCAGGGGATATGGATTGCTCAAATGCAATTGATGGTTCAACCAAATTTGAATTTGGTGTGACAGGATTGATTGACAACTATCAAAGCCCATTCGGTGAGAGGAATGGTATGACTGAGAAAGATGTCGGCGTATTTGCAAGAATTGTTATTCCGTTGGATGGTCCAGCAGAAAGAATTAATTGCAATACGTTATATCAATTGGAACTAAAAAAGAAAAGATTAGAGATAGAAAAGCTTGAGAGAGAGCTTTCAAAACTAAGGAGTTTACAAACCGCTGAGTAAGAAAATGAGAGAGGAGCTACTCAATGGACATGCCAGTAGATGTTGGCAACAATCAGATAATCAAGCATTGTCTGAGCCAACAACAATATTCTGTCGAGGTATTTGATACATTCGATTTTAATAAAGCGTCAGCGTGTTATCACGGAATACGCACAAAAATATACATTAAGGAAGTTGAAGGATTAAGAAACTTTCTTGATGCAAAGCCACAATACCGTATACCAGGCGGTTCCCATAATAACTATGATCCCTGCTGGGGGCAAAGTTCATCACATCTTACCAGAGGAGGTTGCTAATGTTTACAACCTTGGATAAAGTCTGGTTTGGATTTTGTGGCTTGCTAGCTGCAAGTATGTTAATATGGCTGACACATACCTATTTTGAATATCGTGTTGTGATGATGCAGAAAGTTGATTATAGCAATATACCAACTTGGTCATGGAAACCTGTATTTAATAAAATAGGAGGTCATGATGGATAAAGACCTTGGTCAAAGTCTTGATGATATGGAACAGGGAGTTGAAAACTTTAAAAATAAAGAGTTTAGAATCCTTGGTATCAAGGTTACCTTTATGTCAGTCACTGGACTCATTGCAGTGGTTGGTTCCATATTGGGTGCTCTTTATGCTGGATTTACAATGTATCAAAAGATTGAGGAAATTGCAGGACTTGATGTTGGTGCATTTGAACAGCGTATGGAAATCATTGAAACAAAACTTGAAGAAGCCGTGGATTATACTCGTGATATTAAATCCGGATTAAAGGATGATATTCTGAGTATTGAAAAACAAGTGGATCGTATGGAAGATAAGATACGAGAACAAGAGGCAGAGACAAGGCTAATTGTACAGAATGCTGAAGAACGTTTTGAAAATAAACGTGATAGGCTACAGAATGATTATGATGAAAAGGCTAATAGATTACAGTCTTCAAATCAATCTCGGATGGATGATTTAGAAGCAAAGGTAGAAAGAGATCTGAAAAACCTAGATGATAGGTTGAATAGGAAGCTCCAAAGGGCTCTCGACAACCCTCTCGCAAACTAAGTCGAGAGCCCCGGAAGCCGCCGAGGTGGCTTCAGAGCAGGAGTGGTTTCGACTACTCCTGCTCATCCATTTGATCGTGAACATAAAGAGCCATTAATCCATAATGTAGAACCTTTAATAGGTCTTTTCTGGCATCTGTGTGGGAACCTTTTTTACCATAACGTTGTGCATATTTCAACACGTTACCGATACAGAATCCCATACCATGTCCACCATCAATAATAAATTCAGTTGCCTGAAATTTATCTTTTGCATAATGTTGATTATATGTGGCATCAACATATTCTTTAAATTCATCAATTAATTTTGCTTCATCAAATTTATAATCAATGCCTTTATCAGAATAATCACGTGGATGCAATTTAAATTCATCAGCCGTTTTAGTTGAAAGATAAGAGTTTACCTCATCTGTTCCATAGTGTGCATCGAATTCAGTTTCAAATTCAACTACTTTTTGTTTCTTGTTCTTTGTAAACATTTATTTCTCCCAACGATAAAAAATATGATCACCAATTTGCATTGTGGGTGTTTTGGTTGATGCCCAGTCCGGCTCTACATAATAGGCATGATAATGAGTTGCACCATCTGTAAAATCTATGAATTGATCATTAAAGACTTTAAATGCAATGGTACGAGCAAGTTCATAAATATTAAAATCATAAGCAGGAATTTCATCTGATTTACCATCACAGTACCAAGAGAAGTGGCAACGGTCACGAATAGGGTAACGTATTTCTGGATTCTTCCATGATGGCTTTGTAGGACCTTGTTTAATAACCTCACAGTATGAATGAGGATAACGTTTATCCCTAACACGATTACGTGCAACAAGGGCAACTGCAATCATACCTTTTGGTTCTTGATTTCTTGCCTCCCAATAGATATTATCAGCAAGACATTTTTGTTCCGTTTCAGCCGAATGCCAATATCCAGCATGAGCCGTTGTAGCACCAAGGGCAGATTTACCGGTGACAAAGCCACCGATAAATGCCAGAGCAAAGATTGGTGCAAGATATCTAAGCATGGTTTGCAACCAGAAATTCCACCCAAAGGGTCTTATAAACATCGTACATTTTTTCAAGGTTTTTTACAACCTTTGGGTCATAATGACCATCTGTACGAGCAGTTTCTTCCATGATCCATTGTGGATAAACACGAAACGCACGTTCGATTGATTCACGGCGCTTTTCAGCAGGAAGTGATAAAAGATTCTTACGAAGCTTAGATGGTGAAATTGGCTTAGACATTTTGAACTCCTCAATACATTATTATACTACTATTATATCATACTTCTAGTACAATGTAAAGTGTTTTTTTCACTTTTTTTGCATTTTTTTATAGGCTTCTTCAAATCCTTCTTCATATCGATATGCTTCTTCATTGTACCATAAACGTCTTACATAACCATTGTAACATTGTTCTGCCATATCATCATCAGCAATATAGCCTTTGACCATCCAAAAAACTCTGTGTACTTCTTTATGACTTGGCATTTTCTCTTTCTTTTAGTTTTCTTTTACCTTCTTGCCACCATTGTATTCTTTGCTGTATAGCTTTCTCTTCGCACAGACCACACAATTTGATCAGTTTTTCATCTTCATTGTATGAACAGTCTTCACACTTCATCAGCTATGAATTTCTCTGTTAATGGGAAAATTTCTTTTATTGCTTCTGCACAAGCCAAGGCAACCTGTTGACATTCCTTTTGGGTTCCATTACCAGATCGTAACTCAATAAAATGAATCCATGATCTAATTGTACCATTCATATAGAGTCTTGATTCCGTCAAACCTTCAGGTAATACAGCTCGAGCTTGTTCTTTTGCAATACCATTTTCAATGGCCCATTTATATGCAATGCGTGATTCAGCAATTACATTCTTCTGTACAGTTTCCCATTTTTGCTGTAATAACTCGTCATCTATCTCAACTGAGTTTTGCCTATTCTTTTCATCTTGAAGTCGTGCTTCACGTAAAACAAATCCTAAATCTTCTGTAGGGTTTGCATATCGTTGACTGAACTCTTGAAACGAGAATGACCGATGTCGTAATATCTGACGTGCAATATCACGAGTTGTTTCAATCTCTATGCAAGCAGACACCATCTCGAAAGGCGACCAGTGCTGGTGTTTTGCGAGATAGGATAATAGACGTTCGGACGTTTTTTCGTTAGTTTGGTTCGAGGGGTTCGAGACACGGGCGCAATACGCAATGAGCTCTTGTATATTTTTACCGACATGTAAATTCTCCGCTGTTTGTGAATAACTAATTAATCTTGCTTTCATGTAAATAACTCCATAACCACTACATATAAACCATAACCATATGCAGACCAAATTACAATGAAACCTACAATGCTTGTATCGTCATATCCATATTCATCTTTAAGACCTAGACGTTTCAATATTCTATTCATCTTTTTTATATCCATCTAAGGGCATATAACCCAAACAATAATTTTCTGCAGCATCTTCTGCATATCTAGCACTATGTACCACTCTACCGCCATCTCCATGATTAGAAACCATTTCTCTAGAAGAGATTTTACTATCACCTTCCCAATATTCAACAAAGAACAATTCTTTTTTGGTATCGAAATAAACGATTGCTTCTCTTCCTTGATATTCTAGATCACCCCAGTGGTGAGATATTTCTTTTATAGACATCTCTTTATCCTCTGTCTCATATTACTTTAAAGTCCTTGAATTTTGACATGTTGTCCTGCATTTCTGTTTTATCAAACACTGGTGTATCATCTGTTAGTGTTTGTTCATTTTCATCAACGTCAAACAATCTCATTTTACCGCGGTCAACACCAATAACAAATCTTTTATTATATGTTGGATCATTATATCTATTCTTTAATTGTTTGACCATCATCTGACCCATATTCTCTAGTTCTTCTGTTGAGATGAGGGCAAACATGAGGTCTGCTGTTGCCGGCAGACCGAAGGATTCCGATGTATCTTCCAAGCCAACATCCGAGTTCGAATAGCCAGAACGTGTAGTCTGAGTTGCACTAAACACAGGGACATCGAACTCGACCGCAAGACCACGGAGTTCTTCTGCAATCGCCTTAATATAATTGTAAGAATTGATAGCACCACCCATTCCTTTCATACGTGAACTTGCACAAATATTTAGGTAGTCAATAAAGATAATATCTGGTTGAAATTGTCTTTTTAATTTCAATTCATTTAATAGGGCACGAAAGTGTCCAGAATGGGCAGAACCAGTTGGATATTCCTTTACGATTAGTTTACCAGTAGTTTTACGAGCAATGTCTTCAACTTTGGTTCGGAACATTTCACGTGACATATTTGGTAATTGATCAATAGGCACATTTAGTAGATTCGCATCAATACGTTCTGCAATTCTCTCTTCAGCCATTTCCATGGTGATATAAAGAACATTTTTACCATCCACCAAAGCACTTGCAGCAACGTGACACATAAATAGAGACTTACCAACCCCGGTACCAGCAAGAGCAATATTAAGAGTTTTATTGGGAATACCTCCTTTTGTGATCTTGTTAAAGTATTCAAGATCGAAAGGTATTCTGGACTCCTCTGTGTGGTAGAAGTCGTATCGGTCTTCAAAGTTGTCAATGTAATCGTGTCCAACATTTGTATCAAAGGCAACACCCAACGCAGTGGATAATAAATCAGGTAACGCACCCTTCGATAGTGTTTCATGTTTGCCATCAATGATGGTAATGGATTCCATAATGGCGTTATAGATGGCTCTATCCTGACACCACTTCTCTGTATTATCCAACAGCCATTGCTCATCAATTTTTTCTGCAGAAAATAACTGAGGTAAAAGATCAACGGCGACTGTATAGTTTTCACCATTTAATCTATCTGCTTGATCTAATTCAATTTTAAAAGTTTCGGATGTTGGAAGTTTATTATACTTGCCAACAAATTTACCAGCCTCTTTAAATAATATACGATAGATACCTTCGAAATAATCTGGTTTGATGAAAGGTAATACTTTACGCATATAATTTTCATCTGTCAGAATATTTCTTAGGATGGTCTGTTCAAGATTAGTTTGCACGCTTTACCTCGTTTAGGGCAATGGTTCCATTATCGGCTTTTAGAGCTTCTGAAATAATATGTTGAAGAATAA